GCCCATGTTATGAGGGCTAACCCTCCTCCAAAACCGCTGGGACCTTTAGATCACTCTAGAGGCCCATACGGGAGTGTCAACAAGCGGCAGGTAACAACGCCTGCGGCTCAGAAGATACCTCGTATTCCCTACAACGTCAATAAAGCCATTGAAAGGATTTTCAACAACAACACCTCTTCTAAGTGATGTTGCGAGCAGTGAGGCGTCGCACTTCAAACGGCGTTTAAGTGTCACTCCGCGGAATTCGCGGATGTAAAAGATCCCGTCTCTGTCGACTTTTGGTCTATAGTGCGGGTCCTTGACGAATCCGTCGCCTTCGAGCCAGACTGGCCCAGCGACAGGTTTTTCAGTTTTGACACATTGCCTAAGAAGATTATACGCTCTTTGACATCTATGATCAAGATAGTCTCCGCTCCCAAGCGTAAGTGCAAGCCGAATAAATCGGTTAGCAGCACGAATGAGAGCAGGATTATCGCGCCGACCGTCTTCGAGAACAATTCGTTCTTTCTGATAAACTGGCGTGACGTCGATGCCGTCGAAATAGTGCTTTCCACAGGACTCAAAGAATCTCCCGTCAATAAAAGTTTTATCTTTGTTGACAGTGAAACCCAGAGCCTCGAGATTTTGCACAACGTCATTGGCTATCGTCCTTGATACGATGATATCATCTCCATAAACGGAGATAACTGCTTCGTACGCTTCTCTGTCTTCACGCACCGCATAAGCGATAGCATAAAAGATGAGAGACTCCAACTCAAAAGTGAAGCCGTTTCCCATTGCTGAGAAACGTTCCAACCTTCGTGATGAGCCGTTTACGCTAATCGAGTGGGTCCTGATATCGTCAAGATAAAAGTACCATTCGTCAGGTAGTAAACAGCGAACGAGTTCCCGGGATACGGTATCGCTAGCATTTGCTAGATCAATAGTACTAAGCCCATCGCGTTGAGCGACGGAAGCCAAATACTGATTCTTGGACTGATCGTCCAAGTCAATACCGTTTTTCTGTAAACGTCTACGGATATATTTTCCAACTCCCTTCTGAAAAAACAGATTTAGGGTCGGTTGTATTTCGATAGACCTCAACGCTTTAACAGTTTTTGGGACCGTTGTAAAACGACCATCCTCAACGACGTTAAATTCACCCGGCATAGGACAACAAGGGCCGACGGTATCACTACCGATACGAGCCTGCATCCAGTGTAGGTCGTGCTCCAGGTACGCGCGAGCGTACTTGAGGCAGCGTGGAGTTACAGAAAGTTGACGCTCGAGAATCTTTTTGTCCAGCGATGCGTCACGTCTAGCTAAGCTTGACGTGGCACCACTGCCCCATTCACAATGCGGGAGAACTTTAGAGAAATTGAACGATCCTAAAATTTTGGCGATTTTACGCTGCGCATAGAAAATTATGCGATCAGCGTCACGCGAGTGACGTTGTGACTTTAGGGTGTCGTTTGTTTCTTTGTTCTTCGCCTCAACTTTCTCAAGGTTGAGCACAGCCTCACTCTGCAATTTAGCAGTGTCTACAGGGAACCCACCGTATTTACGGAGGTAGCTGTATACTGCATAGTCGAGAGCAAAACTGTAAGCATTGTCGTATTCACTCGGCGCGATGTCAAGGTTGGATAAACCGAGATAATCGTTCCTGGCGAGCATGTTATATGCTCGTTGTGAATACGGGCTGCCAACGTCTTCGCATAAAAGTTTAAAAGACTCATATGCGAGTTCTCGTTCAGGTCCTTGACCTTTGGACGAGGCCTTCTTTTTGATAGGCATGAGAGCTCCAATCTATCAATAGATGGTTTGGAAGTCATCGATCGCAAGAATAACCTGAGCATTGCCCAGGAGATTCTGCGCGAGCACACGCGTGTCTTTACGCTCCTGTTTAACGGAGCGTTCTGGCAACGTGAACTCATGACGGCTCTCTTCGACGTAGGCTACCGTCGGAGGCGGCGTAATACCAGCACTATTATTACCCAAGGTTTCAAGGGTAGGAACGTAGATGGTAAGAACGACTTTCGAGCGGCCCGTGAGCTGACCTTTAGGGTCAAGAACGCGGGATTGCCGATAGCCGATACGCTTAGCCCCGAGCGGATTGATAGGAGCGGGAGTGGTCTGTTCAAACCAGAGCACGCCCTTCTCATCTTTGCCGATGGGAGTGAATGTGTGCGCCACTGGAGTAGTAGCGCCATCGTTGATCACGATGTTAGTTGCGGCACCCATTTAGGTGTCCTTTCATTTTTGAAGTTGTTACAATGAACGTTCGTTATGAACGCCCGCTTACCTGAACCTCTTAGCCACAATTTGGTGAAAGAGGGCAGCAGCGTCGAGCTGACGTTTAGAACCGAAATTCACGTTCAGCCTGATACCGCCGGGTAGTGGGAGACTCTTCGTAAGGGCCCGATCCAAGGAAGTTATCCTTGAGTAGGCGTCTTTTTGAACAACCCTGTCGCCGTAAGGTCCGTCTATGAATGACCCATTGGGCCACCTGTAGTACAAACCCTTCGAAACGCCAGAAGTGTTACGATGAGACTCTTGGAGTGACGTCAACGTCCTATAGCCGCTTTTGACTCGCGAGTTGAACAACAAGTAGTTTTCCCATAAGGATAGCTGCTGTGATACGTTCACGACCCAGTCGACGACGAAAGACAATGGCATCAATTCCCACGCTATTCCAACCGGATTCAGGGAAGTCCAGTCGTATATGCGTGCCGATGGATCAAG